GGTTTTGCACTCAGGAATGGGCGCACGAAAGAACCCTTTGCGCCTGTACATGACCACCGCGTCATTCACTAGGGAAACCAAATTTTACGAGGATTTAGCCTATTTCAGAACAATCCTGTCTGGTGCAGCGGAAGACACGGGGCGCTGGTTTGGGCTTTTGTACTCGGTTGATGCTGGTGATGCTTGGCAGGATGAGTCCGTTTGGGGAAAGGCTAACCCGATGCTTGGCGTGTCTGTGACAACAGAGCATATTGCGCACATGGCGCAGGAAGCATCTGCAAAACCGGCAAGCTTGAACGAGTTCCTGTGCAAGCAGCTAAATATCTATGTCAGCGCAAATGCAGCATGGGTTGATCGCAGGTATTGGGAAGAATCTGTAGCAGAACAGCCAGATGAAAAGCCAGAATCAGTATTCATGGCATTTGACTTGGCGCATTCTCGCGACCTGAATGCTGTTTGCACGTTGTTCCGGTATGACGAAGAAAGGTTCTACGCAAAGTTCCAGTTCTTCCTGCCAGAGGACTCTTTGCAGCATATTCCAAATCATTATATGTCGATTTACAGCCAAGCAGTTGCAAGCGGCATCTTGAAGCTAACTCCCGGAAACGTCACCGATCACGGACAGATTGAGGAGTTTATTAAAGCAAAGTGCAAGGAATACGAAGTAAAGGAAATTGCATATGACCCATATAATGCCGCAGGGTTGGTCGCAAACCTTTATGGCGAAGGATTGCCTGTCAAGAAGGTTGGGCAGGGAATGGCGATTTTGTCCAATCCAAGCAAGACAACAGAGCAAATGATCCTTAAAAAGGCCATTCAGCACGATGGAAACCCGTTTGTCGGGTGGCAATTGGGCAACTGTGAGGTCTATACTGATGTCAATGGGAACGTAAAAATACGCAAGAATGAAGCGGACCCATCAGCCAAGGTTGACGGTATTATTAGCCTTATCATGGCAATGCACTGCCATTTGGACAATGTATTTGTCTCAGAAAGCTATGGCTTTAGGGCGTTGGAGTGGTAAAGTTCTACGAAATCCTATGTTTCCGAGGCAATAATGGCAATTCTTGACATCTTCAAGCGCAAAAAGACCGTTGCTGAAAGCAATACGCTGTTTGGGCAAACTGCACTTGGAAACAATATTGTTTATCAGGGCGGCGATAAGCGCCAAACGGTTAACACTCAAATCCTGTACGTCACAACGTCGGGAGCCACTGATGCTGGTCGAGTTGTTGACATTGGAACCTTGACGCGCAACTCAACAGTCATGGCGTGTATCAACCTGAAGGCTCGGGCGTTGTCTCAGTTGCCAATCAGGGTTATGAGAAGGATGGAAGACGGGACGGCTGTTGACGCTCTGACATCTGATCAAGTTCCGTCACGGGAAAAGACTCGGGCAAAGGCTGTCGCTTCGCTTTTGGGTTCACCAAATCAATTTCAGAGCCAGTATGAATTCTGGTATCAGTGGCTGATGTGGCTTGAGTTGTCTGGCGAATCATTCACGCTTTGGTGGAGAAAAGACCAAGAGAACCCATCACAAGTTCCGGTCGAGATGTACATTCTTGACTCCACCTTGATTGCGGTTCAGATCACGCCAACCAGATATCCGTCCTATCGGCTTTCGACGCCATCCTACGGATTCAGCAAGGATCAGCCCCTCAAGGCCCATCAAATCATGCACGTCAAAGAGGCTGGGTGGCAGGGCTCTGCTGGATTCAACAAGGGTCTGCTGGCTGTTGAGCTTGTTGGACTGGATCAGGACATTGACCTGTATGCCAACTATGTCATGCTCAATGGCGCAAAGCCATCTGGCATGTTCACCACTGACGCAGTGATCCCAGACCAAAAGTACAAAGAGATTGCCGGTCGGCTAAAAGAGGCTTGGGCGTCAATGACTGCCTCTAGGCGTCAAGACGCATCAAAGCCTGGGCAAGGGATGCTGCTTGATCAGGGCATGAAGTATGTGCCGCTAGACATGCTGACATTGCAGGATGCGGATGCGGCAAACCTGAAGATTCAGACAATGAAGCGCATCTGCGGCTTGTTTGGAGTGCCGCCATCAATGATCGGAATTGCCGACCAGAAATACAATAACACCCAAACGGTGATGGACGAGTTTTACAAGGGAGCGATGTACCCGATCCTTGTAAATATCCAGCAAAAGCTTAAGCAGCACTTGCTTAACGGGTTTCCTTCGCTGTTTATTGAATTTGACACCAAAGACTTCCTGAAGGGCGCTCCGCTTGATCAAATGAATTTTGCGTCATCTGGGGTTAGCTCAGGGATCATGACCCCCAACGAGGCGCGAGAGTATCTGAATATGCCCAAAACAGAAGGCGCAGATGAATTAAGGCAGGATGTCAAAAAGTCTGACGCAATCTCCGGGACTTCTCCGCAAGACACTGGCGGGGGAGGTGGGAATCAGCGCAAAAGGATGAACATTGGCAAAACTTGATGTAAGATATTTACTGGCGCTTGCGCGGCAAGTTAAGTTAAAGTCTGTTCAATTGCCTTCAGATGTGATAAAACCCCCTACAATACAAGACAATAACCAGTCTATTATGCAAGGGGTCATCTATGACTCAGCAAATGCTGCTGATGTGCGAAGCGAGCCTGTCACTGCAAGAAAGCGCGGCAGGCCGAAAAAACGGACTAATTGAAGCCAAGATTACAACTTGGGGTCCGCGAGAAGGTTGCGACGGTCGCAAATTCAATTATAAGCCCGAGGCTTTTATGTCTTGGGCCGAGTCTTTTGGCGCTGCCGGTAGGCCGCTACCGATGTATGTAAACCATGAATCATCTGGAATCCCGGTCGGAGAATGGACCGAGTTTGCCTTTGATGATGAGGGCATGACTGCATCCGGTCGAATTTATACCGAAACAAGTCAGGGCGGCGATCTGTATAAAATCATGAAAGAATCTCCGTCAATGTTTGGCGGGGTTTCAGTTGGTGCTTATGCAGATGAGTACCAGATGGTTAACGCCGATGGCGAACCAGATGATTCTGACGAGGCTTATTTCTCGATCACCAAAGGTGGCTTGCGAGAAGTGAGCGTTGTCATGCACCCCAACAATCCAATGGCAGAGGTCAATTCCTTGGAGTTTTTCAGGGAAGACGGGTCTGCGGATCTCAAGGTTTTTGAACAAGCTTTGCGGGACGCAGGGCTATCAAGAAAAGATGCGGTCGCTGCCGCATCTGTCTTCAGGCAAGTTATTGCGCAGCGTGATGTTGCGAAAGAGCAACCTGAAAATGCGCCGGTTCAGAGCGATTCTGATGCGGAAGCGACCAAAGAACTGCTCCATGCGCTTGAGCATCGAGAGCTAATCAAACTCCTTTCCAAAAAGGTTAAGTGATGAAAGAAATCATCGAAAAACTGGACGCGATTGAGGCGTCTAATCTGTCCAAGGTGGAAGAGATTACCGCCCAGGTCAGCGAGGCTGTTGAGGCTGTTAAGGCTGAAGTTTCGGAGAAGATTGCTACGCTGGAAGCCAAGGTCGCCAGCGTTCAGGCTCCCGAAATCATCAAGCCGATTGCCAAGTCGGTTCGCCAAGACGTTAATCGTCTGGTGCGCGAGCAGTTCCGCGAGATCATCACTGGCAAGAGCCAGTTTGAGCGCGAACTGAAGATGTTTGCTGATGAGTCGCAATATCAGGCATACCTGACGGAAGCGTCGGCTCTGACTGGCGGCGGCGATGGTAAGGGTGGTCGCACTGCATACGATCCGCTGTTTGTTGCTCTGCGTCTTCGCAATCCGATGCGCGGCCTGTCCCGCACTGTTGCGACCGATGGCTCCAGCTATATGTTTCGCGTGAAGACCGGCGATGCTGGCGCTCAGTGGGGCTATGGCATTCAGAACAACGGCACCCCGACGACTGAAGACACCAGCATTTGGCAAATCGTGATGAAGGACATCAACGTCCAGTTCCCGATTCGTACGGCTGCTCTGGACGACATCGACGGGCTGGAAGCCAATGTTGTTGATGACATGCTTGCTGAATTCGCTCAGGCAGAAGCTCTGTCGATGATCCAGAACAACGATCAGACCGGCACGGGCTCGACGGTTTCGACCGGCGGTGCTGATGGTCTGCGCGGCTTGGATCAGTACGGTGGCGCAAACGGCACCTACACTGGCGGCAAAACTTCGGCTGCTGCGTTCGGTACTTCCGGCACTGGCTCGACCTCCGGTCTGCACTCGCTCGCAACGTATGACCAGTTGACCACCAACGCTAACACCGTTGGCGCAAACAACGTGACGTACAACGATGTGATCAACATGATCTATGCGCTCCCCCAGCAGTATTGGACGGACAGCGCCCAGTTCATGGTTAGCCCGATCCTGCTGAACGCTATTCGCGCGCTGAAGGATGACAACGGAGCGCCGATCTTCAATCGTAACGAAGGTCTGTCTGTTGACGGCATTGTTGGTCAA